TTTTATTAACGGCAATTATTTCTTTTTATTTTGACCCTTAATGGCCTAACAACATTTCTATGGCCGTTACCGAAACCAACCCTTTGTGGTACACTATCGCCAACGGCTTGGACAATAGCAGTGGCAGTCTTCAATACGGAGATAATGCCGCTTACTTCGGTAAGGGGTAGAGAGGAAAGACTGAAATGGTGAGGGTTTCTTGACATTTACCTCAAACGGCCTTGCAGAGCTTGCCTATTCTGCTCACTCACCCTTGCTCTCGCTTTCGCTTAATGTTATTCTTTACACAACCTAAACATTTGTTTACACAGCCATGCCAAAACGTATAGATATTACTGATGACATTAAAGCTAAAATCATTGCCAACATGGGTTCTGAACCCACTTGGGAGCAGATTGCTGTTTTTGAAATGACAGCAGTAACATCCTTACCGTTAAGTAAGAAGTGGAGCATCTTCGACCAAGCCCAAATTACGGCTCAAACTTTTGAAGAAGCAGCGACTTACTTAAACGCAGGTGGCTATGTTCCTTTTCACACTTTGCACAATCAGGGTTATGAAATCCCTGTTGGCCGTGTGTTCTACGGTGAAGCTCAAAAGAACATTAAAGGTTTTGATGAACTCCGTGTTCTTGCCTTTATTGACTTAACCGCTCACGAAGACCTCGCCAATAAGATTGACAATGGTGTTGTTGAAGAAGTTTCTGTCGGTATGTCCTTCAAGCAGTTGCTTTGCTCCGCTTGTGGGGATGACCTGATGAGCGATGAGTCTAAACTCTGGAATCAAACGTGCGCCAACGGCCATGTTATTGGTATGGGCAACCATCACTTAAAACCCAACGGCTTGGGTCAGTTCCGTGAGTTGAGTGCTGTCTCTAAAGGCGCAAGCAACGGAGCCAAGATTCTTGGTATTCAGAAGCGCACTTTAGCTGCCGACTTCGGTAAACCTGAACTTGCACTCGTGGCCAGCATTAAATCGCCTGAGTTTATGTTGTTTACTCAACACGCTAACTTAGACTCCGAACCCGTTTTAGGAGAAGACCCTGTGGTTATCGCCGAATTACAAGCTAAATTAACCGATGCCGAAGCTAAGTCTGCTGAGGTTCAAGCTAAGTTGACTGCTGCCGAAGCTAAGGCTGCTCAGATTGAAGAAAGTGCGGCTATTACCACTGCCAAGCTCGCTGACGCTGAACAAGCTATTGCCGCTACCCAAGCCCAAGTTGACACTTTGGAAGCTGCCAAGAACGAGCTTGAAGCCACTAAAGTTGAATTAGAAGCAGCTAAGGCAACTGCCGAAGCTCAGTTAGCCGAAGCCCAAGCTAAGGTTAAAGTTTTTGAGGATGCTGAAACAGCTAAATTGTCTCAACGTCCTTTCCGTATCCCTTTAGGTGGTGTTGCAGGTTTAAATGCCGCTCACTCTGATGCGGATAAACCTAAAACAACTGCGGTTGGTGCTTCATCCGCTTTTAAAACCCCTAAACGCAATTAATTTGGAGAATAGCGATGGCACAGCAAATCGCAAGCGGTGGTATCAGCCTTGTTGGTATTCCGCATTCAGAGTTCCGCCGCACCGTTTACCTCGCCGCAGGTATTACTAAGGCTGACGAAGGTAAACCTGTTACGCTCGACACCACGGCTAATAACACTTTTAAATTAGCTGGTGATACCAATGTTATTTACGGCTGTTTAAAAGTCGTAGAAAACCGTGTCCAAGAGGACATCTTGGTTGGTACCGTTGAGTTCAAAGGTGGCTTCACTTGGACTAAATCAGGTGTTGTCGCTGTTGGTGATGGTGTTGTTGGTGCGGGTGCTGGTGCTGTTAAAACAGGTGCTAACGCCCGTTGTTTCGTTGTCGCTGTGGGTACTACCACTGTTGACGTTGCCTTTATCTAAACGGAGATAGTATTATCATGGCTATTCGTCCATTAAGTGATTTGATTAAAAAAGATAAGCTTTCTCCTGAACAAGTTAAAGCTCAGTTGGCTAATGAAAGCAACCACGAATCAACCGACAATGGTTTGAAGTTGGTGCGTGAAGCCCAGTCTTACGGTTTGTCGATGCGCGACTACTTAACCTTAGCTGTCGCCCCTGACAAATCCGAAAACCGCGCTCTTTACGCTGGTTTGAACGGTTACGAAGCCACTAAACTTGCTTTGAACTTGCCTCACGCGAATGACTTCGAGCGTGGTGTGTTCTTGCAAGCTGCTTCTAACACCTTCCAAACGTATGCAGGTACTCGCGCATTGTTCCCTGAAATCGTTGACGATATGTTGAAGGCAAAAACTCGTTTAGAAGTTGCTGAAAACATCGCCTCTATCGTTTCTCAAAGCCGTACTATTGATGGCTCTGAAATGATTACGACTTACATGGAAGACGATGCTGACCAACGTAAGACCTACACTGTGTCCGAATTGGGTCGTGTGCCAATGCGTTCTGTTCGCACTAGCCAAAACACTGTTGGTTTAGGCAAACGTGGTTCGGGTATCGAAATCTCTTATGAGTTCGCTCGCCGTGCTTCGTTAGACATCTTAACACCTTTCGCCGCTCGTATTTTGCGTGATGCTGAGTTGAGCAAAGTCTCTGCTGCTACCCACATCCTTATCAATGGTGATGGTGTTAACGCTGCTGCTGCGGTGATTAACTTCTCTACTTTCGGTGGTACAGGTGTTATTGACGCTGCCAACTACAAGGCTTTAAGCAAGTTCTTAATGGCTCGTGCAAAAGCTGGTTTCCCTGTTGATACCTTAGTTTGTAACTACGATATGTACGTTGACTTGATGTTCTTATACGCACCAACAATCAGCGGCAACGGCAGTGTACCAATGGCTATGGGTGAAATGGGTGCGCCTGTTATCAACACTCGTATGAATGCTTTAAACGGTTTGAACTTGAACATTTCGTTATCTTCGACTGTTCCAGCGGGTAAAATTATCTGCATGGCTAAGAACGAATGTATCGAAGAATTGATTGAAGCTAACTCGAACATCAGCGAAAGTGAGCGTTCTATCATCGACCAAAGCATCAAGTATGTTAAAACTGAAACCACTGGCTACAAATTGGCTATCCCAGAAGCCCGTGTAGTTTTAGACGTTTTAGCTTAACGCTTGGCGGTTTGAGAAAAGGGCAGCTTTCGCTGCCTTTTTTATTAGGGTAAAATAACTCGTATCTTTTGGAGATGATAATGAATAAGTGTATTGTAAAAACAACAGGCTCTTTTATGCTTTTGACCCGTAGCGGCTCTATTAACGTGGGCATCGCCACTGTTGTTGAAAAAGACAGCTTTGTTGCCGAGCGTATTCGCAAGGGCGACTTGGAAGTGTTAGCTGATAACCTCCCTGTGAATCTTACTCAAGATGACTTGCTTGATGCAGGTTCAGTTGAGAAACTAATGGAAAGTTTAAAACCGAAAGCTGAACCTGTAAGCAAAACTAAAACCTCAGCTAAAAAGGCAGGTTAACCATGTGGGTCGAAACAGCACAGGCTTCAAGCCTTACCTTTGATTTAAAGTTTGGTAATGACTTTGTTGTTCCAGACCCAAGCACCAATGCCGTCCTCACTGTACGCAACCGTAGCGGGGCTACACTGCACTCGGAGACACGGGTTAACCCAACAGGCAGCACCTTAATCTTCGCTATCCCAAGCAGCGTAAATACGCTCACAGGGGCTAACACCAACGAGATACGTTTAGCCACTTTGGATTACATTTACGAGAGTGTTTCGCTAAAAGAAATGACCTCCTACAAGGTGACACAGTTCTTACCTTTGACCATCACACCTCAATCAGTAAGAACACTGCTCGGTTTAAGTTACGAGGAGTTAGAAGATGAAGAAGTTGACCTTATCTCTGCTTATTACGCTTTGGCTAACGCTTATGGCAGCACCTTTACCACTGCCTTTACAACTGAGGGCTATGCTGGCGACCAAGCCAACAAAGCCATTTGTTTGCAGAGTGCGATTAACCTTGCCCTCAGCTTGCCGCAACGTATTGCTCAAAAAACCGATGAGGAGAAAGCAAGTTTTCAACGCGCAACAAAACTTGACCCTTACAAGTTAGTTGAAAAGCTCAAGATTGAGCTTGCTGAAACGATTGAAAGCCTTGAGACTGAACAAGTTGTCGGCTTTGCCACTGCCTTTGCCGTTACCCAACCCACTGACCCCTTCACAGGAGCTTAATGATGGTTAAGTTCCACAACAGCCGTTTTAAAAAACTGCTGACTAACCTCACCCGCGATTGTCTGATTCAAGGCCACATCGTTGATGCTACGGGTGAGTTGACAGGGACAGAAGAAGTGAACCAACTGTTAAGGGTTAGCCACCGTGCGATTGCCTTTGCAGGAGACCACGTTATCTTTATGCGTAACCACTATGCCTTGAGCAGTTACTCTAAAGAACCCTTTGACGTTATTTACCGCCTCATCCCTCTCCCTGACCAAGTTGAATGGCAAGTACAACAGGTATTTATTATCGACCCACTTACAGGGCTTAAAAAACCTGTCGATAATGTGATGCCCCCCGTTCAACTGCTCTGGTGCAAAAAGAAGACTGACGGCTTTGGCATGAGTGTCACCAAAAAGACTGACGAACAGATTTGCTATTGGACGACCGAGGTTGTTCAAGTCGGTGATTTACTTGACGGCTTAGTGGTAAAACGTGTCATCAAAGAGCAGGACATTTACAAGGTGGAGGTTTAGGGTGGCTAAACAGCGCACAGGTTTTGAGGAACTGTTTAAAAAAATCTCTCTACAAGAGCAAATTAGTGAGATGCGGCCTCTTGTCTTGAGAGATATTTTCTCTGTTGCTAATCGTAAACGTGCTGCTGTTGCTTTAAATAACGAACTTCGCCATTTTCACGATACTTTTATTAACACTTTTATTGCTGCTCAATCTTTTTCACCTGATGTCGTTGATAGCTCCCCTTTGACAAGTACGCATCGCAGCCGAAGCTTAGGCATCAATTGGGAGTACCTTAATAGACAATGGTTTTTGAAGAAAAAGAGACACGGCCTTGCCGTTCCCTCTTTCTTCTCTTATGGTGTTGTCGGGAGTGCCGAAGGTAACAAAGCTAGAAAGAAGAAAAAACTGAGCGGAAAACCCCAGCAAACTTTAGAACAATATATTAAAAACTCATGGGGGCCCGAGAAAGCTCTCAATGTTGTGGGTCACGTTACGGCTAATGACATTATTTTTAAAACGGCCAAAGGTGAGGATGTTAAGTTAAAAGGTGGTAAGGCTGTGGCAGATGCTGCCTTCTTAGGGAAGTTAAAAACCTCTGGAAACAGGGACATTACTAATCTAACTGAAACTTTCACGATTGGTTTTAGAGCTTTCCCTAAATTAGCTAACATACGAGATTTAAACTCAGGTGAGGATGCTTACTCCGCAAAGTTAGCGAAGTTGTTTATACCTAGAAGCGATAATACAGCCGCAAAGGGTTTTCCATTATCTAAACTAATAAATAACCAAGAAGCTAAAAATCAAAAGGGTCACAGACCTTTAAGACCCACTGTTGACCGTTTATTAAACTGGTACTACCGTGTTAAACTTCCTCATGTTTTTAGAGAGTTTTACAAAACTAAAGGTTTAGTAGGAAGATAAAAATGTACATCCAAAACGGCATCTTAAACATTCTTGAAAGCACCGTGCTTGCTTTCTGCAATCAACTTGCTAAGGCCGCTAACGCTCAATTAGGTACTAACATCTCCGTTGTCCTCTTTGACACCGCGCCCGAAGAAGAAGAATTGCCAAAGACCGATGTTATCGGCTCTTACAATTTAGAGTTTAAACTCGACAGTCATTTTATTGAGGGAACATTCCTACTGGGTGTAGCCACGTTAAATGACCCAAGTCTATTCCGCTTACGTCAGATTACGAGTTTTGTGCTTGATGAAGTGATGCCTGAGAAGACGATTCAGCTTTATAATGCAGAGGGAGTGCCGATTTTAGGGAATTTAATTATTATGGAAGATGTAACTGTGTTGCCAACAAATAAGGACTCTAAATCTCGCGCTGCGCGTTTCATCGGAGTCCCTTTTAAATGCACAAGAACTACATGAGTTTATGGGTAATTTCTTCTATTTCTTGTTTATCAAGTTGACCACCCTTAGCAAAGTTGTCAGCAGCTAATTGACGTAAGCCGAGTTCAAGAGCTTGAATGATAACATCGCTAGGGGTTCTAACTTTACAGATAGCGATATTTTTGACAAGTTTTAAAGTGTCTTCTGGAAAAGCAACAGAAGTACGAACACTTTTTACTTTTCCACGTTGTAAGCGTTGACCGATTGATATATTAGCCATTTTTGATTTCTCTTTACAGTGTTTAATTTGTGACTAATGTATGCTACCATAGAGACTCAAGTACCAACTGTATTACTTTTGTAATAACTAATTCGGAGAACCAACATGGCTGGTGAAGCCCAATCCATTAACTTTGCAGTCGGCACAGCCACCATCATGTTGGGTGCCCCTGCTGATTTGCGTAATTTTACCCCTGCTACTCACTCTATCGGTTTAGTTAAAGATGTAAAAATCATGGCCGAAGCCAGTTACATCAAATTAACCCAAGGTGTTCGTAACAGCGTTGTTCACTCCATTAAAACAGGCGAACCTGTTTCTATGGGTGCGGCTATTTATGAATACAACGCTAAAAACTGGACTTATGCTTTAGGTTTTGCGGGTTATAATGTTGCTTTAACTGCCGCTTCAACTAATGTGACAACTGCTTTAGCTGCTAACCCCGCAGGTGAAGACACTGTTGCCGTTGCCAGTGCCGCTTCCTTCAACGTGGGCGACTACGTTATGTTACAAGTTGGGACTGACGACCAAGTTTATCCCCGCCGTGTAGCAGCTAAAACTGTTACTAGCTTAACCTTTGATGCTGACTTTGTTGATATTGCTATCCCTTTGGGTGCTACTGTTCGTAAATGTGCCATCGTCCCAATTGGCCGTAAGTCTGAGCAACCTTTCTTGGCTGCTAAGATTGTTGGCTCTATGGCCGATAATGTTGAAGTCTGTATCGAAATTCCTAAGTTGCGCGTCACCAAAGGTTTCGATTTAACTTTCCAAACCAGCGATTATGCCAATATGCCCTTTGAGTTTGACGTGTACGATTTAGTACCTGCTGACCCTCAATATGCTCGCTCTCGTGATGAGTTTGATGGTGCGCCAGCTTTCTTGTACACTATCAATTAAATAGGTCGTACTATTTGGCTCTTTAAAGCCCTCGCAAGAGGGCTTTTTTTTATTTGTCTTTCGCTTTTGTTATGTTACACTGTGTAAATCCACTTGAGTATGAGAGCAAAGGTGGCTAACATAGATAACATGAAAAAACCAATAGCGTTATTCGGCAGGGGTTGTTGTCTCCCCTCTCTCATCCGATTAAACCTGTTGGTTTTTTCATTTCTGAGAATTGAAGATTATGAAAGATTTAGTTACTGCTACCCCTGTTCTTATGAGCAGCCTCGAATTAGTTGAATATGTAAACTCTACACGGAAAGCTGAGGAGGCTACTCTAACACACGCAAATTTCTTAAAGAAAGTTCCCTTAGTTCTTAATGGAGGCGAAGTAAATTTTTACTCCACCTACTTAGACAGTCAAAATAAAGAACGCCCTTGCTATTACTTTCCAAAGCGTGAAGCTTGCTTAATGGCAATGTCTTACAGTTATGAACTTCAAGCTAAAGTATTTGATAGAATGACAGAGTTAGAAAACACCCCTCAAACTCTACCTTTAATAACTAGACAAGAACAAGCTCTACGGTTAACCCCTGCTGCAATGTTAGCGGCAAAAGCCTACGGTTTTGAAGGTAACCAAGCCATTCTCTCAGCGGATAAAGCTGTAAAAGGTATTACAGGTGTCTCCACACTTCTTCTGATGGGTGTTGAGTTAAAGAAAGAAGTTCAAACTCTTAACCTAACCCCAACCGAGATTGGTAAGCAACTAAATCCCCCTATAAGTGCTATTGCCACTAATAAAAAATTAGAAAGTTTAGGTTATCAGGAGAAGTTAGGAGACTCTTGGTCTCCCACTCAAAAAGGTAAACCCTACGCTATCTTTTTGGACACAGGTAAGAAGCATAGTGACGGCACACCTATCACACAACTAAAATGGTTTGACACTATTTTAGAAAACCTCTAAAGCCTAATAGCCCTCGCAAGAGGGCTTTTTTTTGAGTACAATAAAGTAACTTAAACCAGCGGCCAACTAAAATGTCTAATCAGCAAACGTCACAACCTATCCAACCTTTAAACCCTAGCCCTCATTTTAACCTTTCAGACGGTAATGAGATTAAAATGACTTACGGCTTACAGAACCGCTTAGCCAAACTAATCAATAACGTCTCAACCGTTTCACTTATCTTGACCGACATTCAAGTGCAAGAAGCTGTCATCGTTAACATCTTTAACAAATACGATGGTAAAGGTCAGGTTATTGAAGAAGCCAACCTTGAAGAAATTATGTTTAGCCCTGTTGAGATTCAGCATTTACTATTGTGGGTCACGGAGCATCTCACCAATTTTTTTCTCCTCAATCTGCAATCAATGACTCGGATAGCAGTGGAATATCAAAAAGGGGTGGAGTCGAGTTTAGAGCCTTTATCAAGTGGTACGAAAGTTTAAGTTTTGCTCAAGCAGTCGCTTGGACGTATAATGCTCCTTTGAGTGAAGTAAGATTAGTTTACTGGTCAAACACACTTGAAGACATTAACCAAGCCCTCCGCTTCAAAGTTGCAGGAAAGCAACTTGAAGCGGTACAGGCTTATGAGGCTTTCGCCGCTGTTGCCTCCCAAGCTTTAGGCGGAGGCGATAAAGACAAATCGGTTTCTAAAACCGAAGTGAAGCCTCAGAATCAGGCAACAACCAGCGCACAAGCTGTTCAAATGTTCAAAGGTCTTTTTAGCAGGTAAGTAATATGGCGACTCAAGGTGGCGGCAACAATACTCAACCCCAAGTGGATATTAGTTATACTTCCACGGGGTATGCTAGGGAGATTGAGAACTTAAAAAAATTAGAAAAAATAATAGGAGACATTAAAAAAGATTTAGGGAATATAACTCTACCTGAGATTAAAGGTCTAAAAGGGGCTTTAACGGAGATAGAGTCTTTAAGACACTCCATAAATACTTTACAAGCTGGAGGTCAAAAAGTTGCGCCTCAAGATGTTGTCACTAAGAAAGCCTACCACACAGGCTTAGAGGAGGGTTTAAAACTTCAACGTCAGGAAGCAGAGCTAACTAAGAAGCAATTGCAAAATAAAGCTTATCTAGGCATTTTAACTAAAGATGAAATTAAAGAACAAAGTAAGAACCTAGAATATTTAAAAGCTATTAACAAAGGGCTTGAGCAACGTCAACAAGCAGGACACGCAACAGATAAAACCTTAAAGACTCTTGCGAGTAAACATATTAAGTCTTTAGAGGAAGGTATAAAACTGGAAAGGGAAACTCAGAACAGGAAGAAACTGCAAGAACGTGTGGAACAACAAGTCCTAGCTAAGAGATATGCTAGAGAAGCTGTTGAAGGAAAACTTAATAAAGTAGATTTAAAAAGTCAGATTGCTAAAAGTGACTTAACTCAGCTTCGAGCTTTTGAAAGAGCCATGAATGCTGAAAAGTTAAAAGCAGGGTATATTGAAACTCCACAGGTTAAAGAGTTTAGCAAGCAAGTCTCGAACAGAATAAAAGCTGAAACCGCCCCCAAAGTTGACTTAAAAGCCTCAGACATTGTTCAAAAGATTGCCGCAGGAAAATTTGAACAGGCCGAAGTTAACCATGCCATCGCCCAATTACGGAAGCAGTTAACTCATGCGACTAACACAGGGGCGGATAGGAAAACCCTTGTGGACTTGCACGAGGGTTTAATAAATGTGAAAAAGGCGGCAGCTAAGAAGTTTACGCCTCAATCACCTTATCAAGTTGCTAAGGGCCTTGAAGAAACAAAAGCAGAACAAGTTTTAACTAACAGATTAAATGCCACCAGCATTGCAACTGCAACTAAAGCCCAAATTCAGGAGCAGTTGAAAGCCTCCGAAGTTATGGGTCACAAAACAAAAGCCCCCTTTGGTAGTAAAGAGTACGACCAAGAGAAAGCCTATCAAGAACTTTTGAGAGGTCGCTTACAGATTCTTAAACAATTAGAAGCTGAGGAAAAAAAGAAAGAAGCTCTAGCTAAGATACGTTCCGAAAATCAACTGAGTCGCATCAAATCGGAAATGCGAGCTACTGATGATGTGAGACAGTTGAAAATTCTTCAACGTCAACTTGCTACACGAATTGCAGCCGAGTTTAAAGCCGACCCAAAATCCACAGTTTTACCCTTTGCGGAAGGTATTAAAGCTCAAATAGCCGAGAAGATTAAAAGCGTAAGCACCCCCAAAGAAATCTCAGACCTTAATAGGCAGGCTCAAGATTTAAAAATCAACAACGCCGACACCATTGCTAAGAACCGCCAAACGGCAGCAGACAAAGCTGCTCAACGCGCTTTAGATAACGAAGCCAAAGCTACTGCCTTACTCGATGGTCGTTTTAAGACTGAGCAACAAATTGCAGATTTAAAACCGCACGAGTTAAAGTTTGCTAAAGACACGTTAAACTTCGGCATTCAAACAGGTAAGTTGAAAGGTCAAGAACGCTTAGAAGCTGAGAAATATTTAGAAGTTATCAAACAACGTGAAGGCATTGAGCGTAAACTCGCTCAAGGCAATCAAAACATTGCTAATTTAGCTAAAGCAGGTAAGTATGCCAGCCCTGCTGACTTAGCAGGTTTAGATAAGCATGAGTTAGATATTGCTCGTAAAGTTATTGCTCATCGTATGCGTAATAACCAACTCACTCACGAGCAGCTCATTAATGAACAAAAACTATTAGACCAAGCTAAATCCCGTGACCACCTACTAACAGCTCAAGCTCACCGCCAAGATGCTGCCCGTCAAAATGAACGGAGACTAGGCCAACTCACCCACTTAGAAGGTGACGGGGGTGCATCAATGGCCATCGTCCAAGCTGGCTTTATGATGCGAAGCCAAGTGCTTGGGGGTTTAAGTTCTATCTTCTCAGGAGCTTTTGACTCAGCAGTCCAATTGGATAAAGCCTTCCGTAACTTACAAGCCATTTCCGCTTCCACTAACTATGAAATGGCTACGATGAAGGTCAACCTTATCAATGTTGCCCAAGCCAGTAAATTTAGTGCTTCCGAGGTGGGTGAAACTGCCGTTATGCTTGCCCAAGCAGGTTTAAGCATTCAAGAAATCGGCGCGTCCATGAAAGGTATTATTACCTTAGCCCAAGCCACTGGCACTGACTTAGCCAAGTCCGTTGACGTTGTTACATCTGTTCTATCCATCTTCAACAAAAGTGCAACTGAGACCGACACCATCGTTAATCAATTAACCGCCGCTTTGAACGAGTCTAAATTAGACATCAACAAAATGGCTTTAGGCTTGCAGTATGCGGGTAACATCGCTAGTGATTCAGGCGTAAGTTTTGAGGAGCTAACAGCAGCATTAGGCGCAACCGCCAACGCGGGTATCCGTAGTGGTAGTACCCTCGGTACTGGTTTGCGTCAGATGTTTATTGACTTGCAAAAGCCAAATGAAAAATTGACAAAACGCTTAGAGACTTTAGGTATCACCTTAGACCAAGTGAGTTTCCGTTCACAAGGTTTAGAGGGTGTTTTACGCAATTTGCGTAACGCTGGCTTTAGCTCTGCGGATGCCTTCGAGACTTTCGAGGTTCGTTCTGCTGCTGCTTTCTCCGCCTTATCAGGTAACTTAACCGACTTCCATGATTTACAAGAGGAGTTGCTTGATACTAATGCTGCCTTTGAAGCCAACAACGTCCAAATGGAATCTTTTGCCGTCCAAATCGACCATTTAAAATCTAACTTAGGTATTTTAGCGGCTGACGGTTTAGGCCCCGTTTTAAGTTTACTTCGTGACATGACAAAAGGAATGGCTCATTCTATGCAGAATGCTGAGGAAGGTACAGGCGTTATAAATGTTCTAACAACGGCTTTCGTATCGCTAATGACAGGTGTAACAATCGCTTGGTTTGCAAGGTTAACCGCAGGTATTACCACAACTACCGCAGCTTTGTTAGCCACTAGGGGAGCTTTAAGTCTATACTGGTACGGTATTATTGGTGTTGTAGCTGCTGGGGCAACTTTCATTGCGTCTATAATGTCTCAAAGAAATGAGAGTGAGAGATTAAACACCGCCTTAGATAAAACTAAAGGTATGTACAATGACCTTAAAGCCAGTCTGCAATCAAAAGAAAGTGCTTTAGCTAATGTCAATGATGCGCTTAAAAACCTTGTTGACCGCTATGGCGTTTTGAAGAATGACAGCAGCCAAACACAAGCTGTGACAAAGAGCTTGCAAGAGCAATTCAACCAATTCGGCTTGGAGCTTGATGATGTTGCTGATAATAAGATTGATAATGTCATTAACAAGGTGAGAGACTTACGCGCTGAGTTAGCTAAGGAGTTAAAACAGACAATTATAGAGGAAGCAGCCGCTAAGATAAAACTTCAAAACGAGGAAAGACTTAAAGCAGAGGCGGATTTGAAGGAGGCTAACATAGGTGGGACAAAGCTAGGTTTTAATAGAGCGTCTTTTGAGGACTTTCTGCACTACACGTCTATTCCTGATAGTAAGTTACAAATGTTCTCAGCAGGCGGTAAGAGAAGTGTCATAAACGGACGAGGCTATGTCACAGACCAGCAAAGAGCTTTAAGAGATAACTCTACTGTGAGACAGCTTTTTTTAGACCTCTATGGAGGGGCTATTAGAACACAAAGCGAGGGTAAGATTTTATCAACTAAGGATTTTAACCCTGACCAGATAATGCTGGATTTACGCAATAAGATAGCCGAAGTAAAAGATGCTGAGGCTGCCAGATTGTTAACAGAAGCCGTTGATAATCTCAAAGCAGGTCTTGATAACATCACTACGGTTATCAAAACTCCCGAAGAACTACGCAAGATTAACGAGAGAAAAGATAAAGATGTAAGAACTATCGACCTTCAAGAAAAGTTTAACGACCCCAAAGCAATAGGCGGCGCAAGTGAAGCTAAGATAGCTACTCTAAATGCTGAGATAAACGCTATTGGAGATATTAAAGGTTTGTCTGCGAAGGAGAGACGCAAACGCCAAAGTGCCGCTGCCAAACCCGTATTGGAGTGGTTTGAGAAAAACATCGCTTCCGCCGAGACGCATATTGAGTCTTTGCCTAATGAGTTTGACAGAGAAACTTTTAAAAATCTCATGGCGGCAGTGCAAGCCAGAATGGGTGAAGTCCGTAAAATCTTAGTGGATAACGATAAACAGTTTCGTAAAGAACAGCTAACCTTACTGACTCGACAAATTAAGGCGGCTGAGGAGGATGTGCGTTTCGCAGAGGAGCAACATAAAGACTCATCAGGTTTAATTACAGAGGAGAAAACCTATGTTAATCTTGAAAACAAGCGGAAAGCTCTAAATAAACTCCGTTTTGATAAAGCTGAGATTGAGTCCAAAGATGCGGATAATGCCGAAGCACATATTGCGGCTTTACGGCAGGAGGTTGAGATAGAGGCAAAGAGAAATGAACGCGAGCGACAAAAGAAAATAAAAGCTATTAAGGATAACGCCAAGAGTGCTGCCAACACCAACCTTAATACTGCTGACAAAGCTCGCCTTGACGCTAAGAAGAAAGACCTTGATGCTTTCTATAAAGACATAAAGAACCGAGAAAAAACTTTAGAAGGCCGACAAGAAGCCGAGCGTTTCCAAGCAACGG